GGGATGCCCTCATACTCTATGCGCGGCTCCCCCGGCCCATCCAGCGGGTTATCTTTGTCGGGTGCCCCGGGGGAGTATAGGGCGCACGTGCTGTTCATAGACCCCAGCAGAACCGGGGCCTGCCTAGCACCCCACCCCCTCGGAACCACGCGGCTGTTCGCTAGTACCAACCAAACCCACCCCCATAGGGTGCGGTGGCCCGGGGGGATGCGCCCTCACTCATAGCCGAGCCATGCAGCCCACCCAGCGCCTCCCAGAAAGCACCAGTGCCACCGCCTGCCCGGTCTTCGTCACGCTGCGCCTCAGCATCCAGCGCGTCAGCCTGCGCCCTCAGCTCAGCCGCAACCGCCGGGCCATCAACCGATAAATCCTGCTGCGTTATCTTCTTGGATAGCAGCACCTCGCTAGTGGCGATTGTGCGGAGCGCCCGGGCGGCGGCCCGCTTCACGTTCCCGCCGGACAGGTCTAGCAGGTCTTCCAACTGCACATCGGTGAGCAGGGTGCCCGTACCGCACCCCGCCTCCCCGTCCCTCGGCAGGTCGGCAATGAGGAGCCGCACCCGGCTAATATCTCTCTCTATCATGGGCGCGGCCCTCCATCCCTTCTTTTAGGCGCCGGTAGATGCGTACACGGCGGTGTTGTATACGGCGGTTGCGCCGGTCACGTGACGGCCACGGTAAGTAATTACATCGCGGTCGAAAGAGCCGGCGGTCGGGTCGATGTCTCCACCGGCTGCGTTGCGGCCCGCGTCGTTCTTCACACGAATGTCCGGCTCGGCGTACCCGCGCAAGGATGCTTTCACCAGGGCAGGGTTGGTGGTTCCCACACCGGGGAGCACGTACCAGGTGGTCGCGGCCTTGGTGGACTTGTCTACGGCGGTGAGGCCGTCAAGAACTTTGAGGGTGAACACGCCGCGCAGGTAGTTGCTCTCTTCGGTGGTGGTGTCCCCCACGGTGGTTTTGATCCGCTCGGTGTTGAGGATGCGCTGCGCATCAGCCTCAAGGGTCTTGGGGACTACCAGCACTAGGCTGCCGGTGTCTACCGGTTCACCATCATTGTTCAACCGCTGGGTGATGGACTTGTACGCTTCCCAAAGGTTGTTGATGGTGAGCGGCTTAGCAGCAACAGCGGCCTTGCCCTCGAAGAAACTGGCGCGGGGGCCGGTGCTACCAACGAAGGCTTCGATTACGGCGCGGTCTTCACGCTTGCGCGCGCCCTTCGCCAGGCGGTCGGGGATGCGCGCCAACTGTTCCCATTCCTGGTTGAGCTGCATCTCCCAGGTGAAGGGGAGGGTGATACCGTACTTTTGCACCTTGATTTCGTGCTTGGTGTCGCTCAGCGATGTGGCCTTGTACTCTTCGCCCTGCGCCACCAGCTCGTAGTCTACGGGGCCGAAGAGGTCTTTGAGGGTCTTAGGGCGGAAGTCCGCCACCTCGGTTGTGTCCGCAAGCCCCTGCCACTGCGGCGTATAGTCGCGGTAGGTGTGCAGCATGTCGATTTCTAGGGCCTGCCCCAGGAGCGTGGGGAAGTCACTAGTGGTCATGGCTTCGCTCAGACGGGCCTGGGCGGATGGGGTGCCGGTCATGCCTGCACGGAAAAGGCGTGCGGCCTCAATGATGCGATCACCGCCGGGCACACCGGCCTCAGCGATTTTATCGGCGTGTAGAAAGTCTTTGCTCATGAGTGTTTCTCTCTTCTTGTCGGGGGGTGGTTTAGAATGCGCCGAGCGGCTTCACGTGGGCGTCGGCGCCGGGGGCTGCGGAGCCTTCCAGGACTACACCCCATTTCTTGCCTGCCCCGGTGGTGAGCTTACCGTCGGTGCCGACGTTCACGCGCTGCCCCGCGTTCACCTTCTCCTTCACGGGGATAGACCAGGAGCCTACAAGGTCAAGGGTTACCGGGTAGCCGTTCGCTGCGTCGATGATTGCCACACCGGCGTAACCGGCGTCATTGGTGCCGACTACTACGGGTTCGCCGCTTTTCACGTCGGCGGGGGAGGGTACGCTAATGTGTTCGGTGCGGGGGTAGACGAGGTTTTTAGCCATGATGGTTTAGCCTTTCATTGCTTCGATGATGTCGGATTCGGTGACTGTATCCCCACCACCGGCGGGGATGCCGTAGACGCCGGGTGCGCCGTAGGGGGCACGCGGGTACTCTGCAGCATGGGCGCGGACGCTTTCACGGAACGCCTCTGGGTCTAGGTTCTTGTCCGCAGCCCCGGCCTCTGTGAGGGTTTTCACCGCATGGGGTGCGTTGATGCCGTGGAACTCTTCACGAACAATAGCCTCAACGACGGTGCGGCGCGCCTCACCCTCCAACACTGCGATACGCTCACGCAAGGCACGGTTCTCACCAGCCAGCCGCTCAGCCTCGGACACACCGGATTCACGGGCCGACTCGGCGCACCCGTCATTCTCCACCGGCCCCGGCTCCGGCTCTACTGCTTCGGCGCCTGCTTCGGCGGTGTTTTCGTGGCTGGCGGGTGCCGTTTCCCCGGCCACGGCCTCACCGGGGGTGTTGTTTTCCAGGGTGTCGTTGGTGCCTGTGATTTCTTCCACGGGGTTTTGCTGTTCATGGGGTTTGGGCATTTCGCCTTCGTCCTCCTTCTGGTGTTCTAGGATTTGGTCGATTCGTCCCCCGCGTCCTGGGCGGGTTACGAAGTCTACGGAGCGGATGCTGTGGATTGCTTCTACGATGCCGTCGGGGTTGATGCTGGCGGTTCCGTTGATGCTTACGCCGATGATGTGTGCGCGGTCGGCTAGGAATTTTCGGTGTGATTCGAAGATTTCGGCGGTTGCTTCTAGTGCCCCGGTTTCTGGGTTGATGGTGGCGGGGGTGGCTAGTGCTCCGGCTAGTTTGTTGAGGTCGCCTTCGGGCCTCTCCCATTCTTCGGTTTCGGTTTGGTGGTTGATGTACATGTGTGTTCCGGCGGGGAATAGGTGGGCGGCGCCCGAGATGGTTTCGGGTGGGTAGTAGCCGCTTGAGCCTTGGCCGGGGGTGATGATGGTGATTGCGATTTTTGCGCCGGTTAGGTCGCTGGTTGGTTGTCCGCCTGCTGATTCGCGGGTGAGTGTTTTAGGCATTTTTGGCTTTCTGTTTTAGGTCGCGTAGTGGGCGTTGGGTGATGGTGTCGCGCCACCCCGGGTTTGTTGTTCTTTGGGCTAGGGCGGTGAATGGGATTTGCCCGGTGTTGATTAGGTGGGCGCGCTGGGCACCTAGGATGTCGGCTTGCGCTTGTGGTGTTAGCGATTCGTACCATTCTTCGCCGGTTTGGATTTTGGGTGCGGTGTCGGTTTGGTTGATGCCTAGTTGTGCCCAGGGTTTGGTCTTTGGGACGCGGGTGCACCGTCCCCGGTGGTGGTCGTTCGGGCCTGGCTCTGTGGTGGGGTGGGTGGTGCCGTGCATGGCGATGCATGCGGGGCATGTGCGTTTGTCTAGGGCGGCTACCCATACCCAGCCTTCTAGGATGTCGGTGTTACGGCTCTCCCATTGTTGTGTTGCGTGGCGTTGCGCGTCGTGGGTTTCTGTGCGGGCGATCATGGTTGCGCGGGGTAGCCCGCCTTTGAAGGTGTCGCCTACTTGTTTTAGGAGTTGCCGCGCTGTTTCTTCTGGGTTCACCCCTGTTGCGGTGCCGCGTATTAGGGCGTGTTTTAGTTTGGTTTCGATTTCGGCGGGGAGTCTCAGGGTGTGGGTGGTGATTCGCTGGGTTGTGCGGTTCACCATCCAGTCGATTTCTTCGGGTGTGATGGTGTTGAGTGTGTGGGAGAGGGCGTAGGTGAGGGGTAGCTGTGTTTTTACCATCCTGGCGTGTGCGTCTAGTGCGCTGTTGATTGCGTCGGGGATGGTTTTGTCGGCGAGCACGTCGGCAGCCTTGTTGCCGTAGTGTTGAATAAGGGTTTCAGTTTTTGTTGCCATGATATCCTCGGGGTTGTGTGGTGGGCTGCCATCCGGTGCGGCAGTCGCCGTCGTGTCCTGGTTTGCGGGTGCACCATGTGATGGTGCCGTCTGTGTGGTTGAGTGTTTTGCCGCACATGACGTCACGCA